ATTTGCGGGTTAGGTGTATGGCAGAACTTCGACATGGTTTCACAGGTCTAAATGTCACAAACAGCCGTATCAACGGGCTGATGGCAGATTTCTCCGGCTTGAATAAGTTGGACGAAATCGTTGACAAAGTGCTGACGCGGCTTGCATACTCTGAAAGCGTGCAACACGGGGTCAGTGCTGTTGGTCGTGGTACATGGTCACGCCAGGAGTTTGACGGATGGTTCGCTGAGTTGGTTCGCAAGGAACTCGGAAAGACCCTCGCCATTATCCGCGCCAAGGCTAAACAGAAAGCCGCTTCACAGGCGAAGGCCGGAAGTGCTTCAAGCGGTGTGCTGTGGCACCAGGCGAAGGAAGGCAATCGCGGTTACGTCGGCATCAACCAACCACGCGGAAGAATATCAAGCCGTACACGCATCGTACCTGAGCCAAATGGAGGCAAAAGTGGCATCAGACGCAAGCGTACTGTCAGCGACCGCACCAAGCAGATCAACGAATACTTTGGACCCGACCGCCATTTCATTCTCAGATTTTTGGAGTTTGGTACTGACGTTCGCACAGCCAAACCGTCAGGCCCTACGGGACGCGGATCAATGGCCACATACGGCGCAAGAGGCAACATCGCGCCGCGTTCATTCATGCACAGCGTAGGCAACGATATGGAGCAGGCGGCACAGCAGCTCGGACAGACGCTGGTCAACAACGTAGAACAATTCATAGAAAAGAAATTCAAAGAAGAATAAAATATGGCAACATCAAAACTTGAACTTGCCGTAGGTACTGGCCAATGGGATGCCGGTCTAAAGAAGGCACAGCAGGCACTTAATAGCTTCACTCAGTCACAGGGTGGGCTTCAGCAGGCACTCGCCAAGGACAACGGCGACATGCAGAAGTTTATCCAGATGATGGGTAAAATGGACTCCACTGCCAAAACGTCGAAAGGTCAGATGAATGACTACAAGCGGGTGTTGGAGCAACTGACGGCTCAATACAACCAGATGTCTGATGCTCAAAAGAAAAGCATCGGACAGGACTATTTGCAGACCATTGACGCACTGAAGCAGAAGTTCGCACAAGCCAAGCAGCAAGTGGAAGATTTCAATAGAAGCCTTGGCGAAACAAGTAATGCAAAGCTGCCGGATATAAGCGGTGGAGGTGGTATGTTTGGCGGTAAGTTGGATGGCATGTTGCAAGTCTTTGGCGGTAACATGATGACCAAGGCCGCTGGATGGGCCACATCGTTTGTTTCGGAACTTGGTGACGCAGTGCAGCAGGGAATTGAGCTGGCACGTCAGGGCGAGGGCATCCGCATTGCCTTTGAGCGTTTGGGACGCGGCGACATTCTTGACGGACTACGCGAGGCTACTCACGGAACAGTGACCGATCTTGAACTGATGAAGGCTGCTGTGAAGTTCAACGACTTCCGTTTGCCGTTGGAAGAACTCGGCACAATGCTCGCCTTTGCACAGCAGAAGGCAAAGGACACAGGCCAGTCGGTTGACTACATGGTGGACTCCATCGTGACAGGTCTTGGCCGTAAGTCGCTGATGATTCTTGACAACCTCGGACTAAGTGCTGCTGAAATCAAGGAGAAGATGTCCGAGACTGGCGACATGACGAAGGCTGTCGGTGAGATTATCCGTGAGCAGATGCAGAAGGCGGGCGACTACGTGGAGACCGCTGCCGACCGTGCTGCACAAGCAAATGTCAACCTTCAGAATAAGATGGAGGAGCTTGGCAGTAAGTTCGGCCCGTTACAGGAAGCCAGTAACAACCTATGGACTTCGATGAAGATTGGTATCATGAATATTGTTGGTGGTCCGCTGACAAATTTCCTGAACAAACTGACAGAAGCAGGTCGATTGGCTAACGCTTACGGTGTACTTGGTGGTAATGGTAAGGTCGGAAAGATGACGGCTAATCTTGCTGGGACGAGTGAAGGCAACCGTCAAAGCGTCTATCAGCAACATCAGCAAGAGTTCTGGCAATATATCAATCCACGCGAACAGCAAATCAAAGACATACGGGCATGGCAACGCGGCGAACGTGGTAAAGCTTTGCAGTCACGTATTAATGCTATAACCAAGAAATACGGATCACTTGACGCTACCAAGATACAGGCAGAGGTTGATGCGGCGAAAAAAATGCTTACCGACTATCAGCAGGCCGCAAAAACAATTCTGAATCCCGTAAAGATCGACATTAAGACCGACGAGTCAGAGCAGAGCCTTGACTCGCTGAACAAGAAACTGAAGGACTTGCAGGAGCAGCGCAAAAAGGCTATTGCTGCTGGCGACACTGAACTGAGCAAGAACCTGCTGAAGCAGATCAACCAGACGAAGGCCGACATTAAAGGGCTTGACCCTAACGCATTGAAGACGGGTGGAACGAAAAAGACTGTTTATGCCGCTGGCACGATAGGTGCGCAGGAGCAGCTGGTGAGCGACCTGACGGAGAAGTGGAAGGAAGCTGACGACTCGATGCGCGAGTACTACAAGGACCAGCTTGGCTATGCCGAACAGACGCTGACGGTCATGAAGGGCGGCTTCGACCCGACGAAGTTGAAGGAACTGACGGGCGGTGCTCCTGCGATTGATTTCAGTGCTGACATGAAGCGCGGCAAGAATGGTAAGTGGTATGACGCGACGGCTCCAGTTGCTCCGAGCGAAATCAAGTTCTCCGAAGGTTTGCAGAAGTTCATGGACTACATGGAGAAGCAGCAGGTGGACGACTACGAGAAACGGCAGAGCCACGACAGCTGGGACGACACGAAGAAGGTGGTGAGCGGACTTGGCCAGGTGGCAAGTGGATTGCAGCAGATGGGTATAAAGCTGCCAGAAGGTGTGCAAAAGACGCTCGGTGTCATACAAGGTCTGATGTCGGTCATTGAGGGCGTGAATACCATCATCAGCGTCTTCAGTACGACGGCGGAGACGTCAAACACCGTGGCCGTGACGGGCAATACGGTTGCAATGACGGCACTGACGGCGGCAGTAGCGGCCAACACAGCGGCAATGAGTGTGAACACCGCAACTAACTTCATCCCGTTCTTTGCTCACGGCGGTTTGGTTCACGCAGCCACTGGATATATGGTGCCAGGCAACGACCATGCTGACAGAACGTTGATTGCAGCGTCGAGCGGCGAGCTCATCTTGAACAGGGCGCAACAGGGCGTGATCGCTTCGCAACTGGAGAGCAATAACGGCGGAGGAATGCACGTCGTGGGAGAGATTCAGGGAGAGAAGATTGTGCTTGTGGCCAACCGATTCCTGAAGCGTAGCGGACAGGGTGAGTTAGTAACGTGGAAATAATTAACGACCGCGACAAGGACGCGGCATAGAAGACAAAGATATGGGAATCATACATGGTAAAGACATCAAGATACTGAACTCGGGCGGCACGGCTCTGATAGCCGCTGCCAAGTCGTGCACCATCCACCGCCACGCGGACTCCGAGGAGGTGGCGTCGGCGAGTGACCAAGACCACAAGCACTACATCGCAGGTCGTAAGGATTGGTCAATCGACCTGACGTACTTTGTCAGTACTGATGGTGTGTCGCTGGAAGAGGGAACGATGTATAACATTCAGGTGGCCATAGGTAGTGGTGTAACCTGGGCAGGCCAGGCACTATGTACGGACTGCGACATCACCGGGACGATGGGAAACCTATCACAAGGCAGCATTAAGTTGTTGGGTAGCGGGCCACTGGCTCCGCCAACGACATAACGCCGCGAGGCGAGAATCTTTTCTTCGTATTAATAATTATTGTTTTAGGTTTTTAGGAGTGGCGGCGGTGTCCGCCTTTTTTCGGCGGAACGGAAAGGCGCGAATAGGCGTTTGCCACATTTAGGGTAAACCCACGACCGCCTTTAGTCGGAATGGTAAAGGACAAAAAGTAAAAATCAATATGAAATGGTTAACGCTTGAAAAGATTAAGGCGCAACTGCGCATAGAGCCTGACTTCCACGACGAGGACGAACTGCTTGAGGAATATGGCGAGAGTGCGGAGGAGGTGCTGTTAAACTATCTCAACAGGACCTACGAGGACGTGATTGAGGTGTACGGGCGCGTGCCTGCCCCGCTGCGCCACGCTTCGCTAATGCTGGTAGATACGAGTTATCAGTATCGCAGCCCCGTGAGTACGCAAAGCATGTCGCTGGTGCCGTACACCTTTGACATATTGGTGAAGCCATACATGAGGCTGGCTAATAACGATAACGATAACGATAACGATAACAACAGATATGGATGCAAAAATCTTTAGAATTAATTATAAGTCGGACTTCATTCTGACTTTGGAATCGGATGCAGGTTGGATGACTCCGTTCTGCATCAAGTTCTGGACGGGTGCTCCCAGCCAGGCGTATTTTGTTGGGTGGGATGGTGAGACGTACACGCATTGTTCGTATGACCCCAGCGAACCGACAAAGTTGGTGGTGCAGTTCGATGACCACCATCTGCCCATCGGTGACTTAAAATTCCAAATCGCCTACCACTTCACGGTGGATGACTTCCCCGACGATACGGAGGATGAGGTGCTGAATCAGGCGAATATCACCACGGAAATTGACGGGCAAGAATACCAGGTGATGCTCGACTTCACGGGTGAGACGGCTCCAGAGGTACAGTTCTCACTGCCTGCCTACGCTAACGAGGCACAGCGCATTGCTAATGAGGAGGAGCGCATAGCCCATGAGCAACAGCGTATCAGTAACGAACAGCAGAGAATAGCGAATGAGGATGCCCGCATCGCCGCTGAGGAGACACGTCAGCGGAACGAGGCGACTCGTATCGCTCATGAGGAAGCCCGCGTAAGTGAGTTTGCACGACTGAAGCGCGAGAGCCAGCAGGCTACAGCCGACGCTAACGATGCCGCTACGCTGGCGAATCAGAAGGCGCAACTCGCAGCTGATAAGGCCGCGCTCGCAGATGATGCCGCTACGCTTGCCAACCAGAAGGCACAACTGGCGGCTGATAAGGCCGCGCTCGCCAGTTATACCGCACAGTTGGCTAATGAAAAGGCAGCTCTGGCTCAGCAGAAGGCCGACTATGCCCAGACGCAAGGTGGTTATGCAAAAGACCAAGGTGACTACGCGAAGAACCAGGGCAATTATGCTAAAGAGCAGGGTGACACGGCTCTCGCCGATCATCAGCGTGCGGAGGCAGACCACGGCATCGCTGTGGATGACCACACGCAGGCAGGTAATGACCACACCCGTGCTGAGAGTGACCACGGCATCGCTGCTGATGACCACACGCAGGCAGGTAATGACCACACCCGTGCTGAGAGTGACCACGGCATCGCTGCTGATGACCACACGCAGGCAGG